AGCGAGGTCCTAAGGCGGGAGGGTCTAGTTACTAAGACCTTCCTCGCGGGTGGACCACATAGCTGCGAGAGCCTTGAGGTGAGTTGGAAGGAGTGGACGTCGGCCAGCGACAATCGGAAAGGAGAGGACCGCTTTAGGTTCCTTAATGCCATTAAAGGCACAAAGACCCTTTTTGATGAGCCCTGCAAAAGATGCGACAGGGTAGCGGCCGATAAGGCAATCCGGTCCTGGGGAGATAAGGCACTATTCACTGCTCAGCAAACTGAGCCCGAAGTGTTGGCCGATATCAGACGCAGGACCAGGCGAATTATGGGAAAGGGATGGTGGAAGGGAACAAAGGGAAGAGTGTACGTGCCTGATCAACAGGGCTGTCTCGAGATGGAGAGAGGGTTAGGTGGGACCTTGTCTGTTGCCCCTAAAGGATCTGATCTTGATATGAAGTACTCTCGTGTTTCTCACGATCCAGAGAAACAGGAGTACTATCGGATCCTTAGGGGCCCGCAACAGATGGCGTATGAGGAAGAGCGTGTAGGATCAGCGGAGTGCCGAGTTGGTACCGCGAAGTCTAAGGGGAAGCTTCGGGTTGTTACTATGCAGAGTGCCAGTATGAAGAGAGATCTTCGTCCTGTGCACGAGCAGGCGTACAACCGTCTCAGCTCCCGACCATGGCTTGTTCGCGGTGACGTGACAAAGGCGCACTTCGAGTCCCTACGCTCTTCTCTTCTTAGGGGTCACACCTTTAACTCCGGCGACTACGAAGAATCTACGAACAATTTAAATGTAGATGCCGTTATTGCAGTCGTCGAGACCCTCTCTGAATCTCTCCCGAAGGAGTTAGGGGAAACTTTTGTCAAAAGTTTCAAGGAATGTGAGGTTTGGTGGTTTGACGGAAAGAGGAAAGTCACAAGGGGTAGTATGATGGGTAACCTCGGCTCGTTTGTCGTGCTCTGCATCCTTAATCGGATTTGCTTTGAGCGCGCTCTCAAACTTGCAGGGTACGATCGTGCACACCCCTGTCTTCTCAATGGTGACGATATCCTCTTTCCAGGTTGCGATGGTCTTTATTACAGCTGGCTTCATTGTACGAAGGAAGTCGGCTTTGTAATCAATGTCAAGAAGACCATGAGATCCGCAGTTTATGGGGACTTAAATTCACAGACCTACCGTTACGATAAAGGTAGGTTCGTCCACAAATTCTGCTTTGGATTTCTGGGATCTGACTCATGGAAAGAGCCAGTCGGATCCCTCGCAACCCCACTTTTCGACCTCTGTAGACAACTTCGTTTCTCAAACGCGGCGTGGCTTTTGACCACATACCCCGTACGTAAGTTGCTACTTCGTGTTCCTATCCCTCTCTCCTCCTTTCCCCGTCGGTGGTGGGGGTACCTTGTCAAGAAAAATTGGTTCCGTGGCTTGGTTGATCGTGTAAAACCGACCGAGGTAATCCAAGTTGGAACAGAAAGGAAACTCCCGTTCGTTTTGGGTCCTCCGATACACTCCAGTCCGAAGATGGAGCGTCAAATTAAGGAGGCCGAAAACGAAGTTACCGCCGATTACGTCAAGTCGTGGCAGGGCATACCTGTATGCCCTGTGAAGGAGAAAGTGCCACATGGCAAGATGACCGTTCTACGGTCCCGCTTTCGCCTAAAGAGAGTGGTCTTGGGTTGGCGTAGACTCTGGCTCGCTCCCGTCTTGGAAGCCCG